GCAGAATCGCAGACGGCAAAGCCCAAAAAAGCGGCGGCGTTTGTAAAGCCTTCCGTTGAAGAAATCCGCGCATATTGCGAGGAAAGAAAGAACGGGCTGGACGCACAGGCTTTCTTTGATTTTTACGAAAGTAAAGGTTGGAAAGTCGGCGCGGCAAAAATGAAAGACTGGCGGGCAAGCGTCCGCACATGGGAACAGCGGCGCAAAAACGAGAACACAGGCGGAAGCAAGAAAGCGGGCGCGATGTGGGGCAAAGAAAACGAGATACCCGAAGATTATTTTAATCTGATGTAAAAACAAAAAAAAGAGGTGCGGAGAAAATGGGGGAATTTAAAACAATATCGGACTTACTTAAAATCGACGCGGAACATTGGCAAGCCCGCGACGAAGAAATAAAAGCGTGGGAAAAAGCGCAGGATTTGCGGGCGAAAAAAGAACGCTACCAGCGGCAAGTGCCCGAACGCTACTGGAGCGAAAGCATAGACACATACAAGACCGACACGGAAGAGCGGCGCAAGGCGAAAGCAAAAGCCGAAAGTTTCATACAGGCTGTAAAATGCGGGAAGTTTCAGACGCTCGTTTTTTTAGGCACGGTCGGCACAGGGAAAACGCACCTAGCAAGCGGCATTGTATATGAGTGCGGCGGGCTTTACAGGCTTGCGCCCGCAATCGTTGAGGAAATCCGCCGCGCAAAATCATTTAATGCAAAGGAAACAGAAGCGGACATTTTAGACACCTACGGACGCGCCAGCCTTTTAGTAATTGACGAAATCGGGCGCGGGGTTGTGGTGGCAGAAGAGCAGTATATGCTTTATCAGATTATCAACGAACGCTACAACCGCCGAAAGCCTACGGTTTTAATCAGCAATCAGAATAAAAAGGATTTTTTGAATTATGTGGGAATCGCCGCCGCCGACCGCCTAACCGAAAGCGCACAGGTGGTGGAGTTTACGGGGCAAAGTTACCGCGCCGTCATAAGGCGGGGGGGGGCTTAAATGAAGCCCGTCCAGCTGGAGTTTGATTTTGGCGAGTTACCGAACGAAGAAGCAGAGAAACCAAAGCCCGCCCTGCCTCATTTTGACAATCCGAAATGCGACAACGAGCGGCTTTTAAACTACCAGTGGGCGTATAAGGAAAACGGCGACCAAAACGCGCTTAATTCCATGTACACGCTGGGTTATAAAATTGCGCTAAAGTACATCAGCACTAAGGCGCAGAAAAACAGGCACATAGCGGAACTATGCAGAAGCGACAAAGAGGAAAAGGCGCACAATGCCATTACCTACATAATCGCCCGCTATCTGAAAGTATCGGATTTTGCGATAAGCGAAAGTTTTACCGCATATTTATATTTGCGAATCCAGCACGAATTATTCTACACCCGCAAGGTTGATAAAATCGTGCAGTTCGTAGACATGGAAACATTTTACAGGGGGAAGCAATGAGAAGCACGGAATACACTAGCGGCAGAAATGGAAAAAGAAATATAACTATTGAATTAACAAACGATGAATTACAAATGATTTGTAATACATTTTTTTATGCGGCGGAAGATTTAGAGAGTTTTCCATACAAAGAAGATTATCAATTCTGCGAATTAAGAGCGGATTTATACGGGATTTTATGCTTCGTTAATTCGGGTGTTATTCCAAGAAATGACGGAGCGTTAGAGGGCTTACAAGCAAAAGTAATTGAATTATGGAAAAAGGAGCATGAAAAAAAATGATTGAAGAATCAGAATTATACAAGCATGACGATTGTACAAGTTGCGGCGAAAAGAACCCAAATAAATTATTTGCTGTAAAAATCGGGCGTTCACAATGCGGGATTTGTATAACACTATGCTCAAAATGTTTCAACAAAATAAAACGAATCCATGATGAAAAATTTTGTGCAAGTGAGGTAAAAGAAAATGTCATACATGAAAACTTGTAATTGCGGAAAAGAAAACTGGCTTGTAATCCACTACAAACACAATCACAGCGCGTTTGAATCCCCGAAATACGGCTGGCATAAATCCGCATATTCAGTAATTCAATGTCAAAAATGTAAAACTATATTCAGTTCAAAATCAAAGTATGTAGATAATCTGCCGCAAGTAAAAGGCGGCTGTTGCAGGGAGGTTTTATAATGCTGATATTTCCACTAAAAAAACAATGGTATGAGAAAATCAAGAGCGGCGAAAAAACAATAGAGTATCGGGAAGTAAAACCCTATTGGACTGACCGACTTTATAGGGAACTTGGATTTTTAGCAGGGCGGCATAAAATGACAAAGCCAATTTTCTGCAAGTTGCGGCTCGGCTACACAAATACATATATGACCGCCACTATAACAGATATTGAGATTGTGAACGGAAAAGACACCGATTTACAAATTGACCGCAGGGTTTACGCAATACATCTATCAGATGTAAGCGAGGTGCAATAATGCCAGTTCCCGACATTCAAGAAATGTATCACGACTTCGGACATTGTGAGTTTTGCGACAAATGTTTTCAAGATGATTATTTTGTCCGCGTTCTATTCGACAACGAAAAGGCGGGCGCGGAAAACGAACTGCGCATTTTTGAGATGTGCAAGGACTGCCGCGAAAAATGCCGCACCGACAGGGCGTTTGAAAGATACGCAACAGAAAAAGCATTTAATTTGAAGCTGGGGCGAAGGGTAAAGAAAAACAGGGGGATATAATGAGCTATTTTGAGTGTATTATATTAGGTGCTTTAATCGGAATAGCTCTAGGGTGGCTGTTTTGTGACAACAAAAAGGACGACGAAGAATAAAAAAATGACTATATCAGCATGAGGATAACTTGCGACACAAAAGACACACTGCCGCTTTCCGCCCTCACAGAGTTTCAAGGCGGATTGAAGAAGCGGACGGACGACGACATAAAAAAGATTGAGAAAAGCATACATGATTACGGCTTTGCTACCCCTTTTTTCGTATGGAAGAACGGGGGCAAGAACAAGGTGCTGGACGGACACGGACGGTTACAGGTATTAAAGCACATGGCGGCACAAGGCGAGGAAATCCCCGCCCTGCCCGTCGTATACATCGACTGCCCGAACGAAGCGGCGGCGAAAAATCTGTTATTGCGCATTTGCAGTACATACGGCGAAATGACGGCGGAAAGCGTAAAGGATTTTTTAAACGGGCTGGAAATTAACTTAGAAGAAATCAAACTGCCCGACGGGTTACTTGATTTGTCGGCTGTATTGCAGAATGACGACACAAAGAACGACGACAACGCGCCAGCCGCAAGAGAAGATGAACCAGCGCAGAGCAAGGCGGGCGAAATATACGAACTCGGCGAACATCGGCTTATATGCGGCGACAGCACCGACGAAGCAACGCTCGCGCGGCTTATGGGGGGGGGCAAAAGTGGATTTGATACTGACAGACCCGCCCTATAATGTAGACTACACGGGCAAAACAAAAGAAAGCCTTAAAATAGACAACGACAAAAAGAGCGACGCGGAGTTTAAGCAATTTCTTACAACGGCATACAAAGCGATGTTTAGCGTGGCGAAAGCGGGCGCGGCTTATTATATTTTCTACGCACAAGTAAACAGCGACACATTTATAAACGCGCTCAAAGAAGCTGGCTATAAACCGCACCAATATTTAGTTTGGGTAAAGAATGTTTTTACGCTATCGTACAACGATTACAAGTGGAAGCATGAGCCGATTATGTACGGCTGGAAAGACGGCGGAAGTCATAGCTTTTACGGGGCATTAAACGAATCGACCGCAATAGACCAGCGAAAAGACCCCGACAAAATGAGCAAACAGGAACTCATAGAAGAATTAAAGCGAATAGAGAGAGCAACCCCGCAAGATGTGATTTATGAAAAGAAACCGCCGAGAAATGCGGAACACCCGACAATGAAACCCGTTGAGATTTTAGCGCGGCTCATAAGGAACAGCACAAAAAGCGAGGATATTGTTTTAGACCCGTTCGGCGGAAGCGGCTCAACGCTGATAGCGGCGGCAAAGACAGGGCGCACGGCTAGACTATGCGAGATTGACCCGCATTATTGCGATGTAATCAGAAAACGCTGGACGGCATGGGCGAAAGAAAACGGCTACGCAGTCGGTACGGGCGGGCTTGAATAAATGAATAATTGGGAATATTGGGAATGGGTAGACGGTTTACACAGGAGCAGGTTTTAGACGCGATAAAGGATAGCGGCGCGATTGTTACGATAATAGCGGCGCGGCTTGATTGTGCATGGTCTACCGCCGAATCGTATGTTAAAAAATGGGATAAGACCCGCCAAGCGTTCAGAGATGAAACCGAACAAATAAAAGATGTAGCAGAATCAACGCTGATAAACAGCATTAAGCAGGGCAACACAACGGACGCAAAGTGGTATTTGAGCAAAAAGGCAAAAGATAGGGGCTACGGCGAAGAAATCACAGTCCAGCAGACAGCCGACAGCGCAGAAGATACCGACATCACAATTAACATAGTGGACGGTGCAGAAAATGACGATTGACAGTAATACAATTTTCGCAACAGTTTATAACAAGGCTTTCCGTGCCATTATGAGCCACAAAAAGGAACGCTACACTTTCACAGGCGGACGCGCCAGCTGTAAAAGTTCATTTATCAGCATTGTTATTGTATTGCTGATTGTAATGTTTCCGAATTATAACGCCTTAATTATCCGTAAGACAGGAAAGACGCTCCGCCGTTCCGTATTTGAACAAATCGTGTGGGCTATAGATAAATTGCACCTACGAAAAGGAAACAGGAAAAAAGCGGGGTTTAAGATACCGAAAAGCGAAACGGCGGCATTGCCTATAACATATACAAGAAAAGACGGGCGCAAACAGCAAATAATCTTTGCAGGAAGTGACGACCCCGAAAAGATAAAATCTATCAAAGTTTCAAACGGCTACTTTGCTATTTTGTGGGTAGAGGAAAAAACAGAGTTCAGCCCCGCAGAATTGCAGAATATAAAAATATCAGCATTGCGCGGCGGCGAAACATTCTACATCTTTGAATCCTACAACCCACCAAGCGCAACAAGGCATTGGTGCAACAGGGAAGCGGCAACCCCCGACCCTAACCGCATGATTATTCATACCACATACGAAGATATACCGCGCGAATGGCTCGGCGACGCTATTCTGCATGACATTGAGCAGACAAAAGCGACAAACCCGCGAGCGTATGAAAATATTTATCTTGGCATTGCAACGGGTACAGGATTAAACATCTTTGAAAATATCGAATTGCGCGAAATCACCGACGCAGAAATAAAAGAGTTTGAGTGGGTATATCACGGCATAGACTGGGGCTATTATCCCGACCCGTTCATGTGGGGCGAAATGGCATACGACGCAAGAAATGCAACGCTTTATATTTTTGACGAACTCGCATTGTATAAACACGGAAACGACCAAGCGAGCGCGGCACTTGATAAGAAGCTGAAAGCCAAATACACGGGCGAAAACGGCAAACCGATATACAACTACATGGACGACTACATAACAGCAGATAGCGCAGAGCCTAAAAGTGTAGCTGATTTTCACGCTTACGGCTGGAACATTCACGGAGCGAATAAGGCAAAGCTGGGCGGTACAAAATATTTAGACGCGGGTTTTAAATGGCTTCAATCGCTAAAGAAAATTGTAATTGACCCCACCCGTTGCCCTCATGCCGCCGACGAGTTCACGCTGTACGAGTATGAAATAGACAAACGCACGGGTGAAATAATGACAGGCTACCCGCAGGGGCAACCCGACCACTATTTAGCACTAACCCGCTACGCGCTAGAACCAGTGTGGCGACACGCGGGCGAGTAAATGACTATAACAGCGAGGGCATAAAATGTTTGAGAAAATAAGGGGCTTTTTTATGAACATTCTAGGATTGTTTCACAATTATTCACTAAAGGAAATTACGGGCATTGACACAAACCTTTCAAGCGAAATGTATAACGCTATTGAATTGTGGTCGAACATGGCAAGCGGCAACGCGCCGTGGAACGAAAAAGCCCCGCCATGCGGAGTATTGGAGCAGATAGAGGGGCGGCTTGATATGCTCGTTTCCCGCGAAATCGGGCTGGAAGTAAAAAACGAAGCCATTAAAAGCGCAATGGAACACATCAACAAGAATGTAGACAAGATTGTAGACTACATCGCGCTTATAGGCGGGTGCATTATACGCCCGATTTACACCAACGGCAAATTACAGTATGAAACGCTCCCGCTGGGTAACTATCTGCCGACTACATACGATTTTGACGGAACGCTTACGGGCGCATTGATTTTGAAGCAGATACAGAACGGCTCTAAAAAATGGCTACTTACCGAAAAACATACCTACGAAAACAAAACCCATACCGTAGAATGTTCATTGTACAGGAACGAGGGCGGCTCATTGCGTAAAACGGATTTAAGCGACTGCCCGCAGACCGCAGACATAACGCCGATTTACGCGTGGGAAAAAGTAGCGTTCCCGATGATTATAGAGTTCAGAAACCACGCCGTAAACAAGGTAGACGGCTCTAATGTTCCCGTTCCCGTAATTGCGGGCGCGGAAGATTTGATTAAGGACGCGGACGAACAGTTTGAGCGCATGAACTGGGAGCAGAAAGGCGGCGAAATGCGCATATTTGCCGACCGTGATATGTTCGCAAAACGGCAGAAAAGGAACGGCGAAGCGACAGGCGTAAAAATGACACCCGAACTAAACCGCCTTTTAGTACAGGTCGAGGGCGACGGAAGCACCGAGGGAAAGAAAATCATCGAACACGCCCCGACACTGCGGACAGCCGCACAAAATGAAATGCTCCAGCAGATACTGCGCCGCATTGAATTGACCTGTAACTTAGGAAAGGGAACAATTAGCGACATGGAGAGCGTACAGCAGACCGCGACACAGTACAGCGGCGGACGAAGCGAACTTTACGCAATCGTTGACAAAATCGAGGACGAAATAGAAACAAAATACCACCACACGGCGGCAGTATTGGCGCACATGGCGGCGGCTTACGGAATCGGCGCGAACAACGCAAACATAAAAGTGACATGGAACAACGACGCGACCCGCAAAGACGAAACGGCGGCTAAACAAATGGCATTACAGGAAATCAGCGCGGGCGTAAAAAACAAATGGGAATACCGCAAAGACTTCTACGGCGAGGACGAAGCACAGGCAAAGGCAAACGCGCCAGTAGAACCAACACCCGCAGACCCTTTTAATTTTGGAGCGTAGAAAATGGCAAGAATGAACAAACAGAAAAAGGAAATCACAAAGAACGACCGCGCTGTATTGAACAGCTTGCGCTATGCAATCAATCATTACCCATTGCACCGCCGTATAGTATTTGCATGGCGGATTTTGCGGGACAAGTTTTAAAATGCTATCGCCGCGATATTTGGACGGTTTGTCCGATGAAATCATAGAAATCTACTCACAGCTTGAAACCGACATATTGCAGGATATGGCGCGACGATTGGCACGAATCGGCAAAGTAACGGACGCTACAAAATGGCAAGCGCAGATGTTAGCAGAAGCGGGCGGGCTTAAAAAGAACATCGGGCGGATTTTGGCGAAATATGACAAGGCGATAGTGAAGCAGATTAAAGACATATTCACAGACGCGCTGGAAACAAACGCAAGGAACGACAACCTTATATTTAAGGCGGCAACAGGTCGCACCGTTTCCGCGCCGAACGCCCAGCAAATGCTTTCAACAATTCAAAAATGTCACAGCGATTTATCACGGCTCACGCTTACCACGGCGGCAACGACAGAAACACAGTTCGTGCAACAGGCTAACCGCGTATATATGCAAACACAGTCGG